CGACAACACTTTGTTTTCGCCTAACCAGCCATATGGCAAAAAAAGCAAAATGTCAGATTTAAGGAAACTGGATAATGAGTGAAGCAGCGTTAAAAACCATTACTAAAAAGTATGGAAATATATTAGTAAATGGGGCGCAGGTTTTTGAAGATTTAAAAGACATGCAGGTTATTCCTGTAAGTCCTGCCTTAGATTATGCCCTTGGTGGAGGATTCAGAGAGGGTACTTGGGTTCAAATGATTGGTGATCCCAAGTCTGGAAAAACCACCACAGCTTTGCAATTTGCTGCAAATTGTCAAAAGAAAAAATATGGTGAGCGTCCAATTTTCTATATAAATGTAGAGGGTCGCCTGAGTACCAAAAACTTTGAAGGGGTTAAAGGTTTGCAAGCAGACAAAATAACTGTTGTGCAAGCTGAAGAAGAGCCACTGAGCGCAGAGCAATACCTTGGGGCGGTAGAAAGACTGGTTAAGTCACATCCTAATTGTGTTGTTATTATTGATTCAATTTCTAGTCTTATAGCTCAAAAAGATTTAGATGAAGAGGTTCGGGGAGACTATAGACCGGGGGTGCCAAAAATTTTGTCAAACTTCTGCAAAAAAATGAGTAGTGTTGTCCCCAAGCAAAAAGCGACCATTATTATGATTACCCACTTCATAGCAAATACTGGGGGGATGGGAAAAAAGAAAGTTGCAGACGGTGGCGTTAAAGTAAGGTATCAGGCAGATACCATTCTTGAGATAGCTTGGATTCAAGCTTGGAAAGAAAAAAATGAGGGTCGTCAAATAGGACAGGCCATGCACTGGAAAGTTATCACCTCTGCTCTTGGTGGCTTTGTTGGAGGTGAAGCAATTGGCTGGCTTAGGTATGGGGTGGGAATAGACAAAGAGCAGGAACTATTTGAACAGGCCAATGACTTTGATTTAATTTCTTCGGCTGGCGCGTGGTATACCTGTGACTTCCTTGTGGAAGACCCAAAACCAATTGCCGAGATTTTGAAAAAAAACAATATTGATACTGAAGAAAAAATTGTTAAATTTGTTAAATTTCAAGGTCAGCAAAAGTTACGTGAGTTTTTGGACGAAAATAAGCTATGGGACGTGCTTGAAAATTCATTAAAGGAGATGCTGTCTTGAAAGCCTTCGGTTTTGATGGCAGGGAGCGTCGGTGGAATTTGTCGAAAGGGGTGGTTTCAGGAGATGACGCCAGACCCCGATCAAATCTCCACATTCTTGCCAGAAAAATCTTGCGTAGCGAGTTTCCCTATGATAGAATACTTGAAGAAGTTCCACTTCCCGGTTCTCATAAGCCATCAAGAAAATCCACTTTGTTTGTTGATTTCTTGATACCGTCAGAATTTCTGGCGGTTGAAGTTCATGGGCGACAACATTTTGAGTTTGTCGCTCATTTTCATGGGGACATGCAGGGTTTCAGAAAAGCCAAAGCTAGAGACAGGGATAAGTCTTGCTGGTTTGAGATGAATTCAATTGCTCTAATAACATTAAACTATTCGGAAACAGAGAATGAATGGAGAGAAAGAATTATCAATCGAGAAACTGGATGATTTCATTCAGAGTCTAGAAGATTATATTTCTAACGAGGGAGTGATTGCATCAGAGCTTAACCCAGAGGTTGATAGAGCGATCAACCTTACTGGTTTTGAGTTAAAGTCTTTGACATCAGAAGAGTGCTGTCAAAAGGCGTTTGTTATTCAGGGCTACTGTAATTTTCTACAAAAGATTTATAATAAGCACCTAGCTAGATTTAAGTGGTGTGATGAATTTATCAACCATGCAGTTGCAAGCAGGGCTGATGGGTTTGATAAGTTTACCAAGTGGGAAGTAAAAGTTAATCATGTTGTAAGAGAAGACGACTTTGTGCAAAAGGTTTGGAGAGTCAAGAGGGTGGCAGAAGGAAGAATAACACTACTTTCTGATACAATTAGAGACATAAGAAGACAGGCAGATACTCTTTTAGAGTTAAGCAGGAGAAAAAATGACACCTATAGATAAAATTAAAGAAGGGATTCTTACCAATGATATGGAACAAATTATTCAGGGCTTTAAACTCCTCACGGGAGAAGAAATCAGACCAGCAGGAGGAGAGCCAGAGCAAGAAAGAAACTCAGAGCCAGAGTCAGCCACAAGTGAATCATACGAAGAGGCCGTGCGGCCACCAGTGCAGGTGCGGTCGAAAGACTTAGATTTTTCAACAGAACCAAGAGAAGATAAAGATTCACAGTACGGGAAGCGTGAACCTATCGTAGTTGGTGAAAACCAGTTTATTGATGATGGTACGGAAGCCACAGATATTGAAACGCCTGATGTTGGTCGGACAACCAGAAGACCTCCGGTTAAAATGGTTGAAGTCAAATGTCATGCTTGCGGCGAAAAGGAAGTGATAAACGCCCAATATAAATCTGGAGAATTCCATCGCTGCGGTAAGTGTGTTGGTTGATGGTAGAGCAAATAGGCAACCCAGCTTCTGAACGAGCCGTGATAGCTGGCCTAATAAAATATGGATCGGAAGCGTTTGTTGATGTCGATGGTATACTAGATACCAACGTTTTCATTCTCGAAGAAAACCAAATACTTTATTCTTGTCTGAAAAAAGTTTTCGAGAATAGTTCGGAAGTAGACTTTCCTTCGATACTAAGTGCGGCAAAAGACCTTGGCTTAGAAGAAGCCTTTTCTGATAGAATTCCAACAAACCATATAAAATCAATAACAACCCTAGATGTTGCCCTTGAAAACATTAGACATCATGCGGTTAAACTTAAAAAGCTTGAAATTGCCAGAGACATAAGAACCAGAGCGAAAAGAGTTATATCCAACATTTCCGATGCCACGGGCGATGAAACAGTTGACCAACTAATAAACATTGGAGAAAAACCCTTTTTTGAATTATCTTCCAGCTTAAACAATAGCGTGGAAGAAAGACCTGTAAATATTAGTGAAGATATTGATGAGTATATATTACATCTTGAAGACAACCCATCTGACATGATAGGAATCAGTAGCGGTTTTCCTAGATTTGACAAGGCGATAGGTGGCGGTTTTAGAAGAAAGTGTGTTGACTTAATTGCAGCCAGACCTAAAACTGGTAAGAGTATGTTTGCTGATAGTGTAGCAATACATATTGCAGGTAAGTTGGGAATACCAGTTTTGATGCTTGACACAGAGATGTCTAAAGAGGATCATTTAAATCGTATACTAGCAAATCTTAGCGATATAGAAATAAATGAAATTGCTACTGGTCAATTTACTAAATCCAAAGGTACTAAAGAAAGAGTTAACCAAGCAGCACAACAAATAAAAGATATTCCATATGATTATATAACGATTGCAGGGAAGTCTTTTGAAGAAACAATATCTGCCATGAGAAGGTGGGTGGTAAAAAGAGTTGGGTTTGACGAAAACGGCAGGGCCAATCCTTGCATGATAATTTATGATTACCTCAAATTAATGCACTCGGAGCAAATTTCAGATGGAATGAAGGAGTTTCAGGTTCTTGGTTTTCAAATCACGCAGCTTCATAATTTTACTGTTCAATATGATGTACCCTGTTTGAGTTTTGTTCAACTTAACAGAGACGGAATAACTAAAGAATCAACAGATGTAGTAAGTGGATCAGATCGTTTAATTTGGTTATGCAGTAGCTTTACAATTTTCAAAACAAAGTCTGATGAAGAAATAGCAGAAGATGGTGGTAAGAGTGGAAACAGAAAGCTTGTTCCAATTGTTGCTAGGCACGGAGGCGGCCTATCCAATGAATTTGATTATATCAACATGACCATGCTTGGTGAATTTGGTAGGATCAACGAGGGTTTTACCAAATCAGAATATGTATTAAGTGCAAAAAAGAAAAAAGAGGGATTTGATAACAACGTTAGCACCAATGAAGAGTCCTTTGTCGTAGAAGAAGATATTGACCCAGAGAAACCATTTTGAAAAACCTTTCAAACGAAGAGCTAAAAAAACTATCTGATAAAATTGCTTTATCTATAGTTCCAATATTTCGACAACTTGGCTTTGAGGTCAATGATTTTGGCGACTATGTTTCCTGTGCGTGTCCTGTTCACGATGGAGACAACCCAAGTGCTTTTACCATGAACACTGATCCAGAACACCCCTACTTTGGAATATGGAAATGCTGGACTCAATCCTGTGAAGAAAACCACATCAACACACCTATTGGCCTCATAAGAGTTCTTCTTTCTAAATCAAAAGAAGAAGATGTTTCTTTTGATGACACAATTGAATACTGTATGAATCTTGTCGAAACTAACGCTGAAGACCTTAGTAAAGAATCATCTAGTATTGTTTTTTCTGGAGCGATTTCTGTTCTTGAAAGGGCAATGCAAAAAAGAGAAAAAAACAAGGCTAGCGGAGTAACAAGAGGTCAAGTCAGATCTTCCCTTCAAAGGCCAGCTAAATATTATCTTGACAGGGGATATTCTGAAAACGTTTTAAATGAATTTGATGTTGGAATTTGTGTAGACCAAACAAAACAGATGAGGAATAGGGTTGTTGCTCCTGTTTATGATGACGATTTTGAATACATGGTGGGTTGTGTTGGTCGTACAATGCATGAAAATTATGATGGAAGAAAATGGATTAATTCTAAGGATTTCTATTCTGGAGCTTGGTTGTACGGGTACTGGCTTTCAAAAGATTATATTCGTAAAACAAGAACGGCTATTTTAGTTGAGGGTCAAGGAGACGTGTGGAGACTATGGGAGGCTGGAATAAAAAATGTTGTTGGGATGTTTGGCTCTAGCTTAACTGATGCTCAAGCAAGAATACTTGAAACCTCTGGAGCTTTTGAACTCGTACTATTAACAGACAATGATGACGCTGGGAAAAAGGGAAAGAAGTCGATAATAAGAAAGTGTGAAAGAATTTTCAATATCACTGAAGTCAGTATAAAAACAAAAGACGTGGGTGATATGAGTATTGAAGAAATTAATAAAGAAATTAAACCAAAAATAGGAAATTTATAATGACAAATATATTAGGGTTTTCTGGTGTTAAGCAAAGTGGAAAAACTACCTGTTCAAGGTTTTTACACGGCTATCAATTGAGACTTCATGACGTTATTGAAAAATTCCTCATGGATGACGAAGGAAATCTCATAGTTAACGCAACTCAGCTTGATGAAAATGGAAAAGAGGTTGAAGGGCTTGGTATATTAGATATCGAAAGAAAAGATCCAGAATTTATGGAGTATGCAAGCAGGTCAATTTGGCCTTATGTAAGGTCTTTTAGTTTTGCAGACCCCTTGAAGATTATTGCAATGCAACTGTTTGGCCTAACAGAAAAACAATGCTATGGAACAGACGAAGACAAGAACACCCCTATAAATATTAAGTGGGAAGATACTCCCCAACGGCGGTGTGCTGGCGACGTGCAGCAAATGAGGAAGGGCTTTATGACAGCCAGAGAATTCTTGCAATATTTTGGAACTGATATTTGCAGATGTATCAAACCCGATGTCTGGGTTGAAAACTGTATTAATAGAATGTTGGAAAGTGGGACTGAGCTTACAATTGTCCCAGACGTTCGCTTTCCAAATGAGGCAGATGCCATTAAACAAGCCGGTGGTAAAGTAATTCGCCTAACTAGATCTCCGCATGAAGATTCACACGAAAGTGAAACTGCTTTAAATGGTTATAAGGATTTTGATTATGTTTTAGAAAATTCCAACATGACCATGGATGAAGCAAACAGAGGTTTACTAGAAGTTTTGAAAGGTTGGTCATGGCTGCAAACAAAGGGGTCGTAAGTATTCCTTGGGATGCTTCGATGGTACAGCGCGCACAAACAAAAGCCAAGAAGTTGGGCGGGATAAAAAATTCGATATTAAAAGGGGGCGGCAATGCCGCAGGCTACTTAGGAGAAGAAGCGGTTGCTTCCTATATCGAAGCTGAAATCATTAGTTGTAACGACGGTGATGACAAATACAATTATGACATCTGGAAAGATGATCGAAAAATAGAAATAAAAACAAAAAGAAGAACGGTTCCCCCTCAAGGGTTCTTTGATGTTTCTGTTGCTAAAACAAGTAAGCATCAAACACCGGATTTGTATATTTTTGTAAGCATTGAATTTGAAAATATGACGTATGAAAAGACAAGGCGTGTCTATCGTGGTATTAAGAACATTTGGATAGTCGGGCAAGCAGAGCCTGAAGATTACTTTGCCAGAGCAAAGGTTTGGAGTGCTGGAGATATTGATAAAAGTAACGGTTTTAAAACTCATGTAGATATGTACAATCTGCCCATATCGGAAATAGAATCACTGGATGATAGTTTGTTACCATCGAAGTAGTAGTTTAGGAACCTTGGAGTTCTGTGAACAAAAATACTTCTTACAATATAATTTGTCATACAAAGACAAGCAAAATAAAAAAGCATTAATGGGAACAATAGTCCATAAGGTAATGCAAACCCTTGGGGATAAAAAACTAGCTATTATTAATGGTGATGATTTTGTTAAAGATGAAGAAACCGGCGAAAAGCTTTCTCTGGAAGATTGCGATGATATTGGTTTACTGAACGATCTAGCTTTTGATTATTACAGTGCGTCTTTTCCAGAAGTCAATATTACGGAGTCTGACCGCAAGACTTGCAAAAGGTGGGCAGAAAAAGCGGTTGCTTATAATGGTGGAACGCTTGATCCTAGAAATCAAAATGTTTTTGCGACTGAGTTATTTTTTGATTTTGAAATCAAAAAGCCTTGGGCAAAATATTCTTACGAACTCGACGGGAAAAAAATTGAAGGCTACTTAGCAATCAAGGGGACTGTTGATCTAATAGTAAAACAATCAGATGAATATTATGAGATAATAGATTATAAAACTGGCAAGAGAATAAACTGGGCGACAGGAGAAGAAAAAACACACGAAAAGCTTCAGGGTGATACACAACTGCTTCTGTATTATTATGCCTTGAAAAACATGTATCCAGATCGTGAATTTTCAATAAGCATTTTCTACATTAACTCTGGTGGTTTATTTTCCATGGCTTTCGATGAAGAGGATTATCAAAAAGCGGAAAATATACTAAAAGAAAAGTTTGAACATATAAGAAGCACACAATACCCAAAATTACTTTCTGACACAAATAGTCATTGGAAATGCCAAAAGCTTTGTAAGTTTAGCCAGCCCTACAAAAAGGGTGCAAAAAAAAGCATATGCCAGTTTATTCGAGATCAGATTGTAAAAAATGGTGTAAACCAAGTAGTAGAAAAGTATGGGAAAATTGATAAGATAACTACCTACGGCGACGGTGGTGGTAGATTGGCGAGTAGAAAAAAATGAATTGGACACCTTTACATCTCCACACGCACTATAGCTTGCTAGATGGCCTCTCAAAGCCCTCACAGGTCGCCTCACGCTGTTCTGAGCTAGGCTATACCTCCTGTGCCATAACCGATCATGGCACCATATCAGGCGCTGTGGCTTTTACACAGGCGTGTAGGAATAAAAACATTAAACCAATTCTCGGATGTGAGTTCTACCTAAGCTCTACCGAT